CCTCAACCCCTCTGGAAATGTAGACACTTATAACAGCGCCTTTGGCTATCGTTCTTTGGCGTCTCTTACCACGGGGACTGCAAATACGGCCTTGGGGTTTGGAACGCTAGAAAATACCACCACCGGAGCAAACAACACGGCAGTTGGCGGGGCCGCATTACAAGTTAATGACGGTGATCGCAACACTGCCGTGGGCTATAACAGCCTTCAGGCAAATAGCTCTGGAGATTACAACACCGCTGTTGGTTGGGGTTCCTTGGATTCCAATACTTCTGGGAGTTACAACGTCGGGATAGGCTATCTGGCCTTGGATGGCACAGATGACGGTGCAAGTAATACTGCGGTGGGGTACGGCGCACTTGGAGTAAATTGTGGAGACACCAACACGGCTGTAGGTAGCTCTGCCGGCATGGTTATTACCGGCAGCAATAATAGCTGCTTAGGTAATGCGGCGGGAGGAGATACTACAAGCGGTGGTAACAACTCGTTTCTTGGAAAAGATTCAGGACGCACAGGTTCTCCCGGCGGAAGTATCACCACAGGCTCTAATGAAATTGTTTTGGGTGATGAGAACATTTCTGAAGCACACATCCAAGTTGACTGGACAGTAGCTTCTGACGCTAGAGACAAGACTGACTTCACGGCGTTAGACCTTGGTCTGGATTTTGTAAAAGCCCTAAAACCCGTGACCTACAAATGGGACAAGCGTTCTAAATATGGTGATAAATACGCAGATGGTTATGATTTAAACGCCCAAACTCCAGACGGCACGCACAAAGAAGATTGGCTGGACATTGGCTTCAAGGCGCAAGAAGTAGAAGCCCTTGAGATTGCGGCTGGTTACACCAAGGACAACAAGACCAACTTGGTTTCTAGCCATTCTGATGACGGAAAACAGATGGGATTGCAATATACGAAGTTCGTACCAATCCTTGTGAAAGCTGTCCAAGAACAGCAAACATTGATTGAATCACTAACCGCAAGAATCGCCGCGCTGGAGAGCTAAAAATATGAGCGACTACCCTCCCCGAAGTTCGGAACGAAAAGCGCAGGATTATTTTGCAATGGGCCACTCAGTCGAGTTAATCGACGTAATTAGGACCGACGCCGAATACGACGAAAACCTGTCGGCTCAAGAACTCAAGGACACCGTGGCAAGAAATGTCGAACACCTTGAAGTCATGGTTGCTCTTGACGATTGGGGTTCCGAAGATATGACAGCCTCAAAGGCGGCAATCACCAATGGCAAGGCGTATATAGCATCATGAATGACGAAGCACTGGATTTTGAGGCAGAAGAAGATATAGCGGAGGTCGTTGAGCTTCCGCCTGCGATTGAAAAGTTGCAGGCTAAACAAACCCGGCTTCAACAAGAAATCGCCAACTATCAAGCTCAGATTAACGAGCTTGTCGAGCGGCATGAGACAGCACAAATGGCGTATGCCCAGTGTGCGTTGTTGATTCAGGCTCAGACCGAAGCGAACTAAAATGAGTGAGCTTGACCCCGCGAACAAGGCTCTTGCTGAAATCGAGGCTCACGAACGAGAGTGTCGGCTGAGGTACGAGGCAATTGAAGCAAGCCTTAAACGCGGGGAAAAGCGTTTTGACAAGCTCGACAACATGATCTGGGGCATCTACGCGGCTCTGATCGCAGCAGTAATTTTTCCACAGGTGCTTAAACTCGTGACGTGACATGGCCATCAACAGCATCGATCAGGCAAGCGGGAATCCACCAGCAATTGCGTGGAGACGGGTTGCTAATACCAAGATGCAAGAGCTGGTCATGGCGAGCGATGGCGCTCCCGTCAAAAAAGTTACAGAAATTTCCGAGACTCAGCTTTACCAGCTTAGGGGCGGTAGGGTCACTGTCACTGACATTAGCCAATCGACGGCTACTGTTGATGTCAAAGTTTGATGATGCTGGCGTTTGTCCTTGTGGTGCTAGTGAACGGCGAAAAACTCGCCGATGATGCAATCTTTTTCCGCGATATAAAAAGATGCAATCAGTTCGCGCATTGGATAAGCACGGGGAGTTTCGATAAAGCCAGACACTTTTCATATCTCAGGCATAAAGGAAATGTCGCCGCCTACTGCATTCCCCGTCGCGTCCCCACCAACGTGCAGACGTTTGACTGATGATTGCTGAGCTAACAGCCGCGTTCGCCGCGCTTAAAGCGGTCAATGAAGGTATCCAATCGCTTAGGGACGCTCACGGTCACGGTCGTGATCTTGGCAGCATTTTGGGCAGTTGGTCTGAGGCCTCTTTAGCTGCGAAAGAGGCTGAAAAAGTGCATGCTGATGGCAAAATGAGCTATCAGGAGGCGTTACGGCTCGAAAGCGTTAAGCGCCAAGTTGAAAATTACGACAGAATGCTGCACGACGTGTGCTTGCTTCAAGGCCAAGGCGATTTATACAAGTCGATCAAGGCTCGGATGCGCGAAGCCGAGGAGAATGCGGCTAAAGAAGTCGCTAGAATAAAAGCGCGACGGAAAAAACGCATCAAGTTTTGGAAAGAAATCGGTCAGATTTTTAGCATCATGTTGGGCATTTTTTTAATGGCGATGGTTTCTCTCTGGATTTTCTTTACCTTCTTTTACGGGGTTGAATAGATGTTTTACTCGCCGTACACGCCGTTTGGCGGAGGCTTCTCCCCATACCAAAGCATGATGGGGGGCGGATTTTACGGGCGCCCGGCCGGGTTCTCGCCTTTCGGCGGGGGCATTGCAACGCTGAGCCCCGGCAGCAAGCCGCCTGAGCAGCCGGCAGAGACAACGGAGACAGGCTCGCCCCCGGAACTAAAAACAAACCAAGAAGCCTTCTTGGAAAACATGCATCCCCTCGACCGCGCTAGGTTTGACAAGCTGTCCGAAGATGATCAGCAAAAGTATTTTGCCGGCGCGAATCAATCTCCAATGGGAAGCTTTTCTCGCCCGCCAATGCGTGGCGGCATCGGATCATTCTTCCCGTCACCCATGATGGGCGGAGGGTTTGGCTCCCCAATGATGGGCGGATTCGGTCGCCCAATGATGGGCGGATTTGGCTCTCCAATGATGGGCGGCGGCTATGGCTCTCCAATGATGGGAGGATTCGGTCACCCCATGATGGGAGGCTTTGGTCACCCCATGATGGGAAACTCCTATACCCACCTGCCCAAAGCGGAGACTCAAGGTCCAGAGAATTTGGCTAGGATTCGCTCCCAGACGGAAGGCTTTGGCCGCCCGATGATGGGAGGATTCGGTCACCCCATGATGGGAGGTTTTGGCAGGGGCGCCATGTTCCAGCCTAGAGGTCAAAGCCTCCCGCATCTGGCGGCATATCAAAGGCATCAGTCAGTTTGACCGGAGGTCATCGTGGCAAAAGAACTTGAGCCTAAATCTCAGTACGCCGAGTTTGATTTAGACGGCGATGGCGTCGTTACTGACGACGAGATACGTCGTTCTCAGGACATGCTTGAACTGGAGATGCGAGAGGAGAAGGCCGATACCCAGCGTCGTATGGCGTGGGTAGCAATGTGCTCAATGTGCGGTTTTGCAATCCTGCCCTTGATGCCATTTGTCCCAGAAGCTCGCTTAGCTACGTTGGCAAGTCTTAGCGACATGCTGTTTCTTTCTCAGGCATCGGTGGTTGGGCTTTATTTTGGCGCGACGGCGTACATGGCCAAAAAGTAATGTGGCAGATTGCGGGGGTTCTTGGCGCCGCTTTGGTTATGTGCGGGGTGTCTTTTAAGGTCTATTACGACCGCACTGAGGCCGAGAAAGATGCTTTGCGGGCAGAACTTCAGACTTCCATCAACAATCAACAGGTTCTGGAAAACACGATTCGGGATCAGAACAATCGGATTGCTCAAGCAATAGAGGCGCAAAAACAGCAACAGGAACAGATTCAAGGCTTGCAGGAAAAAAACCGGGAAGCTGCCGAAGAAGTGTCTTCGTTGCGCCAAAAGTTTGCCCGCCACGACCTCAACAACCTTTCACTTAGAAAGCCGGGCCTGATCGAAAAGATTGTCAACAAAGCGACTAAAGAGGTTGGCGATGAGCTTGCCCAGATCACTGATCCTAATCGTTAGCCTGACGCTGCCGGCTTGCTCCATCCTAGATAGACCTGACCCCGTCCCGCAGGTTAAACCGGTCGAAGTAATTACTATTGAAAAATCCGCGCCCGTTTATCATCCGCCGTTGCCCGAGCAGATCACGTTTCTACCTGTCGAATGGAAGATTCTTACGCCAGCGTTAATGGAGCAGTACATAGCCGACCTCAAGGCCGGCGAGGCGCCGGTAAATGTGTGGTACGGGCTGCCAACAAAGGGTTACGAAAACTTGTCATCCAACATGGCGGACACAAAAAGATACTTGCGCCAGATCCTTTCGATTGTAGACTATTACAAAAATCTGCATTTAGAGGAGAAAGATGAAGACTAGCGCAGAAGGCATTGCCCTGATTAAAAAATTTGAGGGGTTAGAATTAGATTCGTATCAATGCTCAGCTAATGTCTGGACGCTGGGGTACGGCCACACCCAAGGCGTTGCGGAAGGCGATAGCTGCTCTGAAGAAGAGGCCGAGATTATTTTGGTTAATGATCTCAAAGAGTTTGAGACATACGTCAATGCGTTAGTTGATGTCGAGCTTGATCAAAATCAGTTTGACGCTCTTGTTGCGTGGACATTCAATCTTGGCCCCACTAACTTGAGAACAAGCACGCTACTAAAAAAGCTTAATGCCGGAGATTACAACGACGTTCCATCGGAAATAAAACGATGGAATCGAGCCGGGGGTCAGGTCTTGGACGGGCTAATAAGGCGCCGAGAAGCCGAGGCGCTGCTGTTTGCCGGAGAGCAGTGGGAGAATGTCTGAGCTATCGTACAAAGACTTTGACATTCTTAGCCTGCAAGATCAGCAGGAAGCAGTCGCTCTTCTTAATCGGTACAAGCAACTTGAGAAACAAGAAGACTGTCAGGGCGATTTTATTCGCTTTGTTAAGTCCCAATGGCCCGACTTTGTTGAGGGCAGGCACCACCGAATAATCGGCGAAAAATTCAACAGGATTGCTGAAGGCAAGCTCAGGCGACTGATTGTTTGCCTGCCTCCTCGCCACACCAAATCTGAGTTTGCTTCGACATTTTTTCCTGCATGGATGATGGGTTTGCGGGGCAACCTAAAAATTATACAGACGACGCACACCGCAGAGCTTGCTGTCAGGTTTGGCCGAAAGGTCAGAAACATTATTGACAGCGAAGAGTACAAGACTGTTTTTCCAGACTTGACCCTTGAGGCAGACAATAAATCGGCTGGGCGCTGGACGACCAATCAAGGGGGCGAATCATTTTACGCGGGGGTCGGTGGTGCTATCACCGGCCGAGGTGCTGATCTTTTAATTATTGACGATCCGGTCAGTGAGCAGGATGCGCTCAGCGCCACCGCGATGGACTCAATCTACGACTGGTACACATCTGGCCCCCGTCAGCGTCTTCAGCCCGGCGGAATCATCGTTATCGTCATGACGCGGTGGTCTACCAAAGACCTTGTGGGTCAGGTTTTAAGGCGACAGGAAGATGAATTTTCTGATCAATGGGAGGTTGTCGAGTTTCCTGCAATCATGCCGGAGTCTGAAGACCCTTTGTGGCCTGAGTTTTGGAAAAAAGAAGAACTGTTAAGCGTTAAAGCTTCTCTGCCTGTTTCAAAATGGAACAGCCAATGGATGCAAGACCCGACCGCCGAAGAGGGCTCGATTGTTAAGCGGGAATGGTGGAAGGTTTGGGAAAACGAAGACGTTCCGGCTTTTTCTTATGTTATTCAGAGTCTGGACACCGCGTTTTCTAAAAAAGAAACCGCCGACTACAGCGCCATTACGACATGGGCGGTTTTTGAGCCAGAGCAGGAGGGCTCGGAACAGATTATTCTGCTGGACGCGAAGCGCGTGCGTCTGGACTTCCCTGAGCTAAAAAAGCTTGCGCTGGAGGAGTACCGGTACTGGGAACCGGACTGCATATTGGTTGAGGCGAAAGCATCTGGAACACCTTTAACTCAGGAGCTGCGCAGAATGGGCATTCCTGTTACGGCTTACACCCCATCGCGCGGTCAGGATAAGATTGCGAGAATGAACAGCGTGGCCCCCATATTTGAAGCCGGAATGGTCTGGGCGCCAGAAAAAACATTTGCCGAAGAGGTGGTCGAGGAGATGGCATCTTTTCCTTACGGGGACCATGATGACTACTGTGACTCGGCTACGATGGCGCTAATGAGATTTCGGCAGGGCGGCTTTCTGTCGTTGGAAAATGACTACGCCGAAGAGATTCGGCCGCTCAGGAAAAACAGGACGGTTTACTACTGATGGCTGTTGAAAACTTAGGAACTGAAAACGATCCCGACGTTTTTTCTATGGGCCGGGAGCTTGAAGTTTTTCCAGAGCCTTCCCGGCAAGACCAAATTCGGGAAGCGGCGGAAATTCTGGTTGCTGATGATCAGATTCTTATTGATGAAGAAATTGACGCTCCGGCGGAGCAAATTCAAGTTAGCTTTGACGCCAACCTCGTTGACGAAATTGACGCGATTGAGCTGTCTCGATTGGCAAATGACGTTTTGTCTTCAATCAAGGCCGACAAAGAGTCTCGTTCTGAATGGGAAGAAACCTACGTTGATGGCCTGAAATATCTCGGCATGCATTTTGACGAGACTAGAAGCAATCCGTTTCAGGGCTCGTCTGGCGTGATTCATCCGATTCTTGCGGAAGCGGTGACGCAGTTTCAAGCGCAGGCCTATAAAGAAATGCTCCCGGCAAAGGGGCCGGTCAAGACTGAAATAGTAGGCGCCAGAAGCCCGGAAGTTGAGGCTCAGGCAGACCGGGTGCAGGAGTTTATGAACTTCTACATCATGAACGTGATGTCCGAATACGATCCTGAGCTGGACATGATGTTGTTTTACTTGCCGCTTGCCGGATCGGCGTTCAAGAAAGTTTATTTCGACACGGCTATTGGCCGCGCGATGAGCAAGTTTATCGAGCCCCAAGACCTCGTGGTTCCTTACGAAGCGACTGATATATTCTCGGCAGAGCGCGTCACTCACGTTTTGCGCATGTCAAAGAATGAAATTCGCAAGCAACAGCTAGCAGGTTTCTATGCCGACATTGAACTTACTGGTGGCGGCGTTAATTTCACTAGAGACGAAATTGAAGAAGAAATAGACAAGATTGAAGGCACGGCGCCCGGTTACTCGGAGGACCGAGACCACACCGTGTACGAGGTTCACACCATTCTGGATCTTCCGGGGTTTGAGGATATTGGCCAAGACGGAGAGCCGACCGGTCTCAAACTCCCTTATATCGTCACGATTGATGAACCTACGCAGCGCGTGCTTGCCATCAGGCGCAACTACAAGGAACAAGACCCTTTACGGCAAAAAGTAAATTACTTCGTCCAGTATAAATTCCTGCCGGGGCTTGGGTTTTATGGCCTTGGGCTAAGCCACATGATTGGCGGCT